TCAAATCACTTTCGACTATATCCATTTTCATTTTAAATCACATTCTTTTTAGAACATTCTAAACAAATATCATTAAGACAACCTTTAGACAAATAGACTTTACAAAATCTGCATTTCTCACGGGGAATGATTTCAGTGGTCATGGTTCAATCCCCTCCTCAATTCCTATCTGTTCGATACAATATCTTACCGTATCGCTGTTTGTTGTAGAGCTTTTAAGATTTTTACCTGCACCTAGTTTATCAAAAATTCTATCCAATAATATCCAATGCTGCATTGGTATGGTTATGGTTCTATTGGCCTTAGAGACCTTTATCTTCGCTAACCTTCTACGTTCTCGTTCTGGTGGTGTAACATAGTCTGGATTAAATCCCATACAGGTAGATACACCCACTACTATAAAAATAATATATATTTGATTTCGCTGACAACATATACTCGCCAGTCCCCTTTCTTTTCACCCCAAGCCAATACCATATCCCCTAGGAACGTACCGACAGTGAGACTTTAAGGATACTCTCAAATAATCATTGAGTTGTATTAGGGTTGCTGTCAGATTTTATGAGCTAATATTGAGGTAGTATTAAGGTTAGAAAGGCTTTTTGCTAAGTAATTTCATTAGAATCATGTGGAAATCGAGGTTTTATCTGCATCACTTGTCCTGGTGGCGTCTGTATGTGGTGGTATGTGTGCCGTTTTCATTGCTCGTTCTAAGTCAACTGTCAATAAACACTCTAGGCAACGTATCAAGGACTTTGAGAATGATATTCAATATTTAGCAGAGAGTAAGAAACAAGAGGCGAAAGAATATCGTCAGGAGATTTTACGGCTTAAATCAAGTGTTAACAGGATAAAAGATGGTGCTACAGTTTCAGATTCAGACATGAAGAACTCTGGCCTCGGTGAGGTCATTATGCAGTTGATACCAAACAAGTACAGAAAGGCAGCATCCTTCCTAGTTCCGCAGGTTGAAGAAGCAGTAAAGAGAGACCCTGCTATAGTTGAACGAATTTATGAAAAAATCAAATCCGCTAACACCAGTAATAAACAGACCCAACCTGGAAGTGAAACTGAAGCAGTTACAAGCCTGTGACTTATGCGCTGATACTATTACAGGTGTTCCTCATGGTATAGTTGGTACAGTAGATTCACAGTCTAGCTCAAACAAAATTGACCCTATCTATAACACAACTATGGACTGTCCGAAGTGTAAAGGCGAGAAATACATCTGGGTTTAATCGGTTTCATTTAGGAAACCGTTCTTTTAATACTAGAAAGACCACGCACTTTCTGATGACTTTTTACGCCTAGTTCTACGCTTTTTTAAGCCAGTATATGCTCTGCGAGCCGTCTTGCGTACGCCGTATTTCCTGGTACTTCGTTTTCTTGTTTTTGATTTCTTTCTTGTTTTAGTTCCCCTAAGCCTGCGCATCTTTGCACCCCAGGCCTTAGCAGCCTTCGAACCTTTCTTCAAGTAACGCTAACCCCCAAACCTCTATAGTAAGACTTGGCTGCAGGGCTTAGACTTGGTACTGTACGGCTAGTCCCAGATGACCAGGTAATAGTAGAAGATACTGGCGTGCTTGGTGTGGAAAATTGCTGCTGCATACTTTCGTTTGCTACTGCACCTACATTAGCAGAACCAGAAACATCAGAAGAATAAACTAAGTCTCTTAAAGTGAATAGAGGGTCAAATAATTTGGCCGATGAGCTCCCGATAGAACGTATTGAAGCTCCTATCCCTTCACCTATTGAGGCAATACCTATCCCAGTTTCTTGCAACGCTGCACCTGTTCCAAGTGCTGAAGCTGGCCTGATTAGAGTATTGAGAAGAAAAGCACCGACAAGACCTAAAGCCAAATAGCTTCC